GATGAAGATACTAAAGGTAATGTTCGCATGTATTACTTAGATTCTTCACAAGCCAAAGTTATTGCTAATCCTGCTATCGGAACAATAGATTACGCAGCTGGTATTATTAATATTAAAAATTTAAATATAACAGCATTAAATGATTCTATTTTTGAACTAAGAATAGTGCCAGCTTCTTATGATGTTGTATCAGCATTAAATCAAATTGTTCAAGTAGACAGAGCAAACTTAGTAGTAAATATGATTGCAGATAAAACTGCTAATGGTGATTTACAAGCTGGTTATAACTATACATTCACTTCTATAACATAATGTCACGCAATTCAATATCAGCTATTGTTTCTAGACAACTTCCTGAATTTGTTAGGGAGGATTACCCTGCGTTTGTTGCATTTGTAGAAGCATATTACTCTTGGTTAAAGACTCAACAAGTTGACTTAGAATCAACTAGAGATTTAGATAAAACATTAGATGCATTTATCTCTCAGTTTAAAAAAGAACTATCACATAACGTACCGTATATCGTTGAAGACGAAAGATTTTTCTTACAAAGAATTAAAGACCAATACTTAGCTAAAGGTTCTGAAGCATCATATAAACTATTGTTTAAGATGCTTTACGGAAAAGATGTTTTAGTTAAGTATCCAGGCAAACAAATGTTGCGTGCTTCTGCTGGGCACTGGAACCAAGAAATTTCTATTTTTGTTAAAGTTAATTTTGGTAATCCAGAGGTAGTAGTTGGAAAAGTTGTTGATGTTCAAACATTCAATAAAATAATAAGAGTTTTAATTGATAAAAAACAAGAGCTAGCAACTGAGGTTGATAGAATCGTATACCTTGGACAAGATGTATATGAATTTTTCTTAGATAGAAGATTTTATGGAACTATTAGTCCTGGAAATATTATAACATATAAAGACCAATTTCAAGCAACTGTTCTTTCTGCTGCTAGTAAGTTAAATATCGTAAGACCAGGAACAGGTTTTAAGATAGGACAAGTTTTTGAGGTTAAAAGCAGCAGTGGAACAACTACCTTACTTAAAGTAACTAGAGTAGATACAACTACTGGTGCAATTAAAAATGCACAAATTATTAAATTTGGTATAGGCTATGTTGCCAATTTTACCACATCAGTTTTACCAGCAGCAGCAGTTACTAGTTCTACTGTTTATAAAAAGCCAGAAAGTAGTATTGTAATTGGTGCTAAACTACAAACAGGTGTAGACAATCAAATTCCTCCAAATCCAATTTATACGCAACCAATAACTCTTAAAGAGATTGGTGCTAGATTTGGTGAGCAGGGTTTCATAAATATCCCAGAATGGGTTTCACCAGACTACGTAGATGGAGCATATGCTGGTACCATAGTTAGAGAATTTTCACAGACTACCTTAGAGTCATCTAGTTCATTTGCTGTTGGTATTTCAACTGAACCTGCGGTATTTAATATTGAATTAGGTGCAGTCTGTAAGTATCCAGGTTATTTTGAAAATAATAATGGATTTTTATCTGATTCTATTTTCTTACAGGACAGTAAATATTACCAACTTTTTTCTTATGTTTTAACTATTGATGAAAGACTAGCAGATTATAAATCGGCAGTTAAAACATTAGTACACCCAGCTGGTATGCAATTATTTGGTGAGTTTGATATCACTAACAGTTATGATTTAAGTCTAACTCTAGAATCTCTAGTTAAATCTCTTGGTATTAGTCTAGAAGAAGATCCTATTCTTATTGTAGATAACTTTAGTAAGACTTTTGTTAAGTATCCTCTTGGTGATGAGGTTACTATGACTGAACCAACAATAAATAATCATCAAACTGTAGATCCAGTAACTGGTCTTAACGTTTCTAAGATACGTCATACAACGTTTAAACCACTAACAACAGTTTACACTGGATTCTTAGATACAATTTATGAGATAAATACCACTTTATCTAAATCTGATTATGTTATGATGACTGATATACCACCAGTGGTAGTTCAGGGTAAAACTATGGTGCCAGATACGGTTACCGTATTTGAAAGTAATTTCTTTGTCGTACAAGATAAATTCTACTACGATTCACAATCACTACGTGAACCACTATTTTTGGTGGTTAAAGATAACAATAAATATATGGAAGTATTACCACTTTCTCTAACTATTTCTGAAGATGGTTATGTAGTATTAAATGCTTATGAAGAGGGTGGATATTTTTCAGAAATCTATGTAAACAACAGAGACGCTACATTTAGCGGTTAAAAGGAGAATCTTATGGATCTAAACACAGTTAGCGAAAACATTAAAGCAACTGGCCAAGTTCATATCGTTAGAATGAATTCAGAAGGTTGTGTTATTGAAGAACGCAAAGTAAAAAATTTAGTTGTTACTGCTGGTAAAAACTATATTGCACAAAAAATGGTAGCCACTACTAATACCCCAACTGCCATGACACACATGGCAATTGGTACTAATAGTACTCCACCACTTCCAGAAAATACAACACTTGGTGGTCAAACTACTCGTCAACTTTTAACAGGTAATAGCGTCACAGCTAATTCTATCACTTACACTGCAAACTTTCCAGCTGGACAGGGTGATGGTGCTATCACTGAGGCAGGTATTTTTAATGCTGCTACTAACGGCGACATGCTTTGCCGTACAGTATTCCCAGTAGTTAACAAAGGTTCAGGCGATATTATTTCTATTACTTGGGTAATTACTGTAAGCTAATTTTCTTTAGGCTAATAAATGTCTACAAACTCATCATTAATAAAAACAGTACTGCATCGTGCTTTGGCAGAGGGTGTTTACCGAGATATTATAACTAAGAATTCTTCTTACTATTATTTTCTTGGAAAAACACTGCAGTGGAATATAGATGATGTTCCACCGTATCCTATTGACAGCTATGAATACGAAAGAGAAGCTAGATCTGAAATTATTACAATGAAGCAGATCAAACCATCTGATGTTTCTTTTGTTGTTCCACGTATAGATTGGGTACAGGGCACTGTTTATGATATGTATGATGATTTGTACAGCAAAGAAATAATCGGTATTAATGTAGTAGATGGAGGAACAGGTTTTACATCTGTTCCAACAGTAACTGTTACAGGTGGTGGTGGAACTGGTGCATCTTTTACAGCAGTAGTAGACATTCAATTAGGTAAAATTATCGGACTAGATTTAGTATCACGTGGCGCTGGATATACATCTGTTCCAACAGTAACTGTTACAGGTGGTAATGGTACTGGTGCTGTGTTACAAGCAGTTTTAAATAAAGCACCTTCTGGGTCTCAAACTCTAGAAGATGCTTTGTTTTATGTCATGACAGACGAATACAACGTATACAAGTGTTTAGATAATAACAATAATGCAGCATCTACGATGAAACCAACAGGCACACAAGTAGAGCCGATCAAAACACTTGATGGTTATATTTGGAAGTATATGTACAATGTGCCTATTGCTTTACGTAATAAATTTTTGACAAACCAACATATTCCAGTTGTAGCAGCATTAAGCAATCAATTTTATAGTAACGGATCTCTAGATACAATTTTAGTTAATAATAAAGGTTCTGGATACACTTCAGCTAACATTATTGTTGATGGAGATGGATACAGAGAATCAGATCCAACTTATATTGAAGGTGTTGTTATTGCTTCTGGTGGAACAGGATATGTTACACCAACAGTAGTTATTTCTGATCCAGTTTCTGATGCATCTGTTTTTGCTGCTTCTGCTAGCGTTTTCCAAGGACAAAAAATTTATAACTCCTCAAAAGACTTTTATGAGGTAGTTAGTTCTGGTACTCTAGGATCATCAGCACCTAACCATAGGTTAGGTACTTATAAAAATGGTACAGCATCTCTTAAATATATTGGAACAACTGCTAGTGCAACAGCTACTGTTACATCAGGATCAGTTACTGCAATAACTCTAAGTGGTGGTATTAGGGAAGTCACACTAATTAATGCTGGTAGTGGTTATGCATCTGCACCTGCAGTAACATTCGTTGGCGGTGGTGGCTCTGGCGCAACAGCCGTTGCAAAAATGTATAATAATTCAGTTGGTTATGTTGTAATAACTAATTTTGGAAGTGGATATACTTCTAATCCAACAGTTGTTTTTGGTACACAATGGACTAACAGTGGTACTGTTACATTGAATGATCAAATCTGGTATGGAACACATCTTTATACAGTAACAGCGGTTCCAGCAGGAGGAAATACAGGTACACTTGGAACTGTTGGTCCAACACATGATACATTAAATCAAGTAGTAACCAATGGTGATGTCTCTCTAAAATATGTTGGAGAAGTTGCTAGTGGACAAGCAACTAGAAGATTTGGTGCTGGTTATCAACAAGCACCTTCTATACAAATTAATGGCGGAACTATTGCCGCTCAAGTAGCATTTCAAACTAGTAAATCTAAAGCAAAACTAATACCTATTATTGAAAATTCACAGATAACTGGAGTTATAACTGAAGATGCTGGCATAGGATACACAGTAGCTGATATAAAAGTTAATTCTTCTAGTGGAACTGGTGCACAATTGTTAGCAAACTTAAGCGTAGGTAATATTGAAACGCTACAAGCAAACAATGAATTATTGACGACTCCTGGAACTATTGATGCTATTAAAATCATTAGCGGTGGTTACGGATATGGTGCAGCATATGTTGCAATCACAGGCGATGGCACTGGAGCAACTGCCACTGCTACAGTAGATCCAACAACTGGTTCTATTAAAAAGATTAATATAACTAACAGAGGTTCTGGTTATACGTTTGCAAAAATTGTAATTTATGGTAATGGGCAAGCAGCCACAGCTAGAGCCATTATTTCTCCTTTTGGTGGGCATGGTAAAAATGCACCAGAAGAGTTCTTTTCTAGAACACTAATGTTTTATAGTAATGTTTCAACAGACCTAAATCAAGGATTAGTTGTTAATAACGATTATCGTCAAATAGGTGTTATTAAAAACCCTAAGACTTATCAAAGCGTATCTAAATATAATGACATACTTGGATCAGCATGTTTTATTGTTGAGGTGGCCAATTTAACAATAGATCAAGATCCAGCTAGTGGCTTTTATAGAGATATGGATCTGTATGCTCTTAGAGGTACACAATGGGCACAGAATACCGCAGTTACATTAAATTCACAGATTTACTATCAGTCAAACTTGTATCTTGTTACACAAGCAGGCACAACTTCCTCAACAGCTCCATCGCATACTAGTGGATCTGCACAGAATGGTACAGCTGTACTTCAACATGTTGGCTCACCTAGACGTAGATATAGAATTGTTTCTCTAACTACTTCTAGTGTTTTATTACAATCATTAGACAATGATGTGCCTGTGGTAAACGAAGCTATATTTAATTATAGCAACAGAACTTTCATCCCACTGTCAGTTGGTTCTCCAGATGTAGATAAATATTCTGGACAGATGCTTTATATTGATAACAAAAACGGGTTCACACCATCTGAAGACGAAACTGTTATTCTTAGAACAGTTATTAAATTTTAAGGGTAAAATAGAAAAATGGCTATTAATTTTAACACTGAACCATATAATGACGACTATGATGCAGCCAAAGATTTTTATAGAATTTTATTCCGTCCTGGATATCCTGTTCAGGCTAGAGAATTAACACAATTACAAACTATCCTGCAGCAACAGGTTAGTCGTTTTGGTGAGCACGTATTTAAAAACGGATCACAAGTAATTCCTGGATCAGTGAACTATGATCACCGAGTACATTTTCTAAAATTAGAAACAACATATAACACACTTAATGTCCAATCTTACCTAACACAGTTTAGAAGTAAGATTATTACTGGTGTTACTAGTGGAGTTAAATTTAAAGTTATCGATACATCTGCATGTGGCTGTGTTGTAGAACAGCTAGATGTTCCTACTCTTTACTGTAAAGTTGAACAAACAGCATCTAACGGAACAACTAGTCGTTTTATTCCTGGAGAAGAAATAGTTGCATTAGAAGCAGATAATCAGAAAGAAGTTAACCCAGATCTGTTAGTTGATCAAGTTGGTGATATCTATGCTACTATCAGAACATATGGTGATGATGGTAACGCTGGCACAACATATACAGAAAACTCGGTTTCTGATGTTATCGGTTACGCATTTCAAGTTGATGTAAAAGAAGGTATCTATTACATCGATGGTTTCTTTGTGCGCAATCCAGAACTACATTTGTACGTTGGTCGTTTTAATAGTAGACCAACAGCCAGAGTTGGTTTTAAAGTTATAGAGACTTTAGTTACAGCTGATGAAGATGAAACTCTTTTAGATAATGCACAAGGATCATATAACTACGCTGCGCCTGGTGCAGATCGTTATAAAATTTCTGTTGAGTTAATAAAACTTCCGTTACAATCTACTGACAGCGTAAGATTTGTTGAGTTAATTCGTATTTCTGATGGTGTTATTCAACATAGAATTGAAAAAGCAACTTATTCTGAATTAGAAAAAACACTTGCACGTCGTACATATGACGAGTCTGGTAACTATGAAGTTAATAAATTTCGTTTATCAACTCGTGAACATTTAGATGATGGATCTAATGGTGGTGTTTATCCACCAGTTCCAGGTACAGGTGCTGTTGCAGGTAACAAATATGGAAATGAAGACAAGTTTGTTTTAGTTGTAGATCCAGGAAAAGCATATATCCAAGGTTATGAAGTTGAAAGTACTTCGACACAGTATGTCGAAGTTAATAAGGCACGAGAAATTGTAGTCAATAACGTAGTTGATGAGGGTGGTCATATAGTCCGTCTAGAAGATCAGCCTATTGGTTTAACTAGTGGTAACTGGGTTTTAGTAAATAATGTTTACAAGTATCCAGATTTAACTGCATATACTCAAGTATACATTACAAATAAATTAACTGTAACTCCAGGTGCTGCTCCAACTGCAAGCAATATTATTGGTACAGCTAGAGTTAAATTCTTACAACTACATTCTAGCGACTACACTGGTGGTACTGCGACTCAATACAAACTTGGTTTGTTTGATATCAATATGTACACTGGATTCTCATTCGAGAAAGACGCTAAACAAATTGTAGCTACTGCAACTACTGACAATTTCTCATGTGATGTTTATCCAACATTATTGTCATTAGATGGTTCTGCCACAACTAGCAATAGCAGCACTACTGTTACTGGTGTTGGTACAGACTTCTCAACAAGATTAGTTGCTGGTGATGTTCTATACGTTAACAATGTAAGAATAGGCAGAGTTTCTACTACTCCAACAAATAATCTTTCTTTAACATTAGACGCTAATGCTGCTTCTACTATTGCTGGCGGTAATGTTTCTGTGTTCCGTGCGATTATTCAAGAACCAGAACATGACACATTATTGTTTAGAGTTGGACCACAGTTCGTTAAAACACTAAAGGGATATGATTCACTAACTCAAACAGACACCATAAGATCTAGCCAATTTACTGTTAGAAGAACAGTCACAGACAACGCTAATGGATCTGGTGTATTTGAGTTCGAACTGACAAATTCAAAAGAATTTTTCTTAGGCGATGATGATTTATCAAACTACACTTTGTTTGATAATGTAACAAAGTTGCCAGTAAATATTACAACTAGCAGTATCACATTTGATAACAATACTACTAGAAAAGTTGTATATTTCTCTGGGCTAACTGCTTCTAGAAGCTACACTTTAATATGCTCAGTGCTGCAGATAGAAATCGCTGCTCGTGAAAAAACAAAAGCATTAGTAACAAATTATGCTGGTGATGTTATTACTGGTAAAAAGTTGTTAACATCTAATGTTATAGAATTAACAAAAGCCATGGGGTATAAACTTAAAAATGTTTATATGACTCCAGGTGATTATACAACATTTAATCCAGCGAACTATGTTGATATTACAGATCGTTTTACATTAGATGATGGACAACGACCAACATACTACACAAATTGTAAAATTATATTAAAACCAGGTTATGCAGTACCAAGTGGTGCAATAAAAGTTGTGTATGATTACTTCTCAGTATCAGAAACAGGTAATTATTTCTCTGTAGATTCTTATACCAACATAGACTATGCTAACATTCCTAATTATTATGTTTACGACCACACAACTGGTAATAGACAAGAAATTTGTTTAGCTTGTGTTATTGACTTTAGACCAGTTTTATCTGGAACTAATACTTGGTATCCAGAACTTCCTAAGAAAGGGTCTGATGGAAATTGCCCAATAGCACATTATGTTGGTCGTATCGATAAAGTTGTTCTTGATTCTATTGGTAGATTTAATGTGCTAGCTGGCGTTCCATCTATTAGACCAGAAGAGCCAGAAGATCCAAAAGAAGGATTAGTTGTTGGAACAATAATTGTTCCACCATATACTAAAACAATTGATCATATTAGAGTTAATCAAAGAGATAATCGTCGTTATACGATGAAAGACATTGGTAAACTTGATCGACGTATTTCTAACTTAGAATATTATGTAACTCTGAATCTTCTTGAAAAAGATACAGAAACTATGCAGATCAAAGACGTTATAACTGGTTTAGATAAATTTAAAAACGGATTTGTTGTTGATCAATTTACAGGACATGGCGTTGGAGATGTCAAGCATGAAGATTATAAAGTAGCTATTGATAGTCAGCTTCGTATTCTTCGTCCAATGCACTTTACAAGTGCTCTAGAACTAGTTGAAGAGTTAGACTCTGGTGCAGCACGTTCATCTGCTAACTATGCAAAAACTAATGATATAATTACACTTCCATATACAGAAACTAATCTTGTATTTAATCCTAATTCATCTAGAACAATAGACGTAAATCCGTATAAAATTGGTGCATTCCGTGGACAAATATATTTAATTCCAGAAGGTGATAACTGGAAAGATACAGATCGTCGTCCAGATTTAAATGTAGCTGATGATAATAACTATGATGCGATTCGTTTTATGGCTGAGCAGTTAGGTGTAACTGGCACTAAATGGAATGAATGGCAAACTAACTGGACTGGATCTACATCAACAAGTAGATCTTTTGAACAAACAAGTGGATGGATTGTAAACGGATTTTCTGAAACAACTACAGTTGATACAGGATATCGTGATAGAAATGGTATTCTAACTACACTAAACAGCAGTGTTAACGCTGTTGATTATGGTGATAGAGTTATAGATGTTGGCTTTACTCCATATATGAGAGCAAGACCAGTTGTATTCATAACTAAAAATTTAAAACCAGATACTATTTTTTATCCATTCTTTGACTCTGTTCGTGTTTCTGAATATATCAAACCAGCAGACAAATTTAGAGTAACACGTGCCACTGGATCTACTATAACTTCCTTTAATATGGAAGACTTGCAAAATAATATTCTTTCAGATGATCCATCTAGAGCATATGATGGTAAATTCGAGCCAGCATTTAATTATGGTGATGTTGTTAAAAATTCTACACATAGTGCAGTTAATATCACTGCTATCACTAATTTAACTTCTGCTGCTGCAACGTTTAACCTAACAGTATCCTCTACAACAGGTATCCTTCCAGGACACCATGTTTACTTGTACAACTTAGACAACCACAATGAGATTAATATCAATACATTGTATGACAGTCTAAATGTTCCAGCAAGTGTTGGTATTTCTAGCACTACTGCTACTTCTAAAGAATTAAATCTTAAGAAGTTTAAGGTAACAGCTGTTAACGGAACTATAATAACTTTAGCTAATATAGATGGCACTAACGTATCTGCATTTAGCTCATATTCTACTGGTTCTTATACTTCTGGTAATTTTGGTAAACTAATTAGATTACAAGCTACTGGTATTGTTGCTTATGATGGTGAAGTTATTGCGCTGGATACAAATGGCTACCCAACAACACAAGACGTTTATGTAGTTAATATTAAAAATGGATTTGGAATTGGAGAAACAATAACAGGTTCTACCAACATTGGTACAACATCAAACAAAAATTCAGTAGTTATTAACGCAATTAATGGTGGCACAAGTACAACTACTGCGCCAACATTAATGCAGATGGGTGATTCAATTAGAACTGATTCTGTTGGTGACTGTATTGGTGTATTCTTTATACCAAATAACGAATCTGTTCGTTTTAGAACTGGCGAGCGTGCTCTTAAATTTATCGATAATATTAGTAACACAAATGCCGCATTTGATTCAACGGCAACTGTAAATTATTACTCACAAGGTGTGACTCTTTCTAAAGAAAGAACTGTCGTATCAAGTAGAACTGCTAGATTTGTACAAGATAGACTATATGAATCTATTCCTGTTCGCAGAACTTCTGTTTCTACACGTTTATTGTATACGATTGATAATACGCCAGCGCCAGCGGGTGGTGGCGGTGATGGCGGTGGCGGTGGCGGTGGTCATGATCCATTAGCACAAACATTTACTGTCACATCTGTGGGTGGTGCGTTTGTAACATCTGTCGATCTATTTTTCTCTGAAGCGTTAAATAGATCTCGTCCAGTAATAGTAGAAATAAGAAATACAAACAATGGTGTTCCATCTACTAAAATTTTACCATTTTCTACTGTTGTTAAATCTCCATCAGAAATTAAAACATCAAATAATGGTTCTGTACCAACCACTTTTACTTTTGAAGCACCAGTTTATCTTCAAGACAATGAAACATATGCTTTAGTTGTTAAGACTGACGAACCTGGATTAAAAGTTTTTGTTTCTGAATTAGGACAAACAGATTTTATAACTAACAACGTAATTGTTCGTCAACCATTAACTGGCTCATTGTACTTGTCTCAAAACAGTCAAGAGTTTCAAATTAATCCTTTATTAGACATGAAATTTAATTTGAGAAAGGCAGTGTTTGATACTAGTGTGACATCCAATGTTAATTTTAGAACATTACCACCTGCTTCATACAATTTACCGCTAAATCCTTTTGAGATCACTCCAGGAACTAATAAAATTCGTGTTTATGCACCTAACCATGGTTTCAAAGTTGGCGAAACAGTAGTTATTTCTGGAGTTGCTAGTGGTAATTATGGAACTGCTTCTGCCAATACAGGAATTCCAGCTACACTATTCAATCGTGCGCATACAGTATATGGTGACGGTATTGATAAAGACTCATTTATTATTGATCTTGTTACTGTTGATTCTAATTCTACATCTTTACTAATTGGTGGTATAACAAACGCTAACTTTGTTAAGGGGGAATATGGTGGAGATACTGTAGTTTGCACTCGTGGTGCTTTTGTAGACGCATTATATCTAAAAACTTCTGATATTAATTTCCAAGATACTTCATTGAAGTATTATGTTGACACAGAAGATGAGAGTGGCGTATTTAGTGGATTCCAACCTATTGTCGCAAATAGTAATTACTTTTTCCGCACCAGAAAACATGTTAGATCATATGAAAACCAATTGGTATTAAGCAATAATCCTCTTGTTAAGAAGTCATCTATTCGTTTTAACGCTAGACTTAAGACTAATAATGCAAACGTATCTCCTGTTATTGATATGCAGAAGTTGTCAACATATATCATTTCAAACCATATTAATGATGTGACACAAAGCACAGTTAACGTACCAGAAATAGATACACGTACAATTATATCTTATGGTGACATTAGTAATGCAGACATAAGAGCAAATGGTACTAATACAATCACTACAACAACTAGTTCTGCAACAGTAACTGGCGCATCAACTGTATTTACTACTCAAGTTGTTGCTGGTAACAAGTTATACACAACTGGTGGAACATTAATTGGTACTGTACAAACAGTGACAAGTAATACATCA